TAAATAAAGTAAAGGCTAAGGTTCCTAAACCTTTACCTAAGAAGGAGAATAAATGAAGAACGTATTTAAGTTCAGCGCCAAGGAGATTGCAGCAATGAAGTCCTATCTTCGTGCAGTCTTTGCCTCTGCTATCACTATGGGTATCGCACTACTCACAGATATGCGCCCAGAGTACGCAGTACTAATCGGCGCATTGGCTGCCCCATTGGCTAAATGGGCAGATAAGAATGAAAAGCAATACGGAATAGGCTCAGAATAATACCGATTTAAGGGGTCTAGTCGCCCCGTAGACAGCAGATAACCCCCGTCCTGGTCTTCCCCATACCAGAGCGGGGGTTTTTCTGTTTTCTAGGTGGTTCCTAGAAACCTTTTATCCCGTTAAGTATATCCTCAATCTTAATTAAGTAGCCCTTAGATGGGTTAGGTGGGATGTTGCAGGCTATAGCCCTGCCCCTGATAGTAACAATAGTCTTTAGAGTTTCAGTAGGTACCATCACTACTGCCCCTTCTAATACGAATGCCCAGTACTCAGCCTTTGTAGTTGATAGCCCTGATGGGTACCACTCTTCTTTGTTGTGCGACCAGCATACTGTTTCAATATAAACATTGCCAGTATCTTTCCATTTTAAATCTGTCTTTACTTCAATGGTTCTACCACCAGTGAGTAGTTCTTTGACTAGATTTTCTCCGTCATGACCAACTGATAAATCTATATCAAAGTCAGATAGTTTACTCATGCTATATCCCATGCGCTATAGATAGGTTCTGAAACAATACCTAATTTCTTACGCAACCGTTGCCTCTCTCTAGGTGTAGTACCTGCCCAGTATCCCATAACACTGTGCCGTAATGAATAGTCTAAACACTGATTGCGTACTTCGCAACCTGCGCAAATCTTTTGTAATAAATTCTTCTCTCTATATCCTGGCTCGTCATCCTCGTTAAACCATAACTCTGTGTCTGTTCCTGCACATGCTGGTGTTGATTCCCATCGAGGGTAGTCTGACATTTATCCTCCTGTTGAGTAAAAGCCTGAACCTTTAAATTGTATTGCTGGTGCCGACCATATACGCACCATTAAATTACCGCAAGTCTCACATGCTGGTGGTATTGGTTCATTAATCTCAATTACTTCTGTGCAACAATCACATTTAAAATCATATAGTGGCATTATAGATTCAACTCCTTTTTTACTTCTTCCCATGGAATAGGTGGTTCTACTTTCCATTCACCTCTGGCTATCTTAATTGCCATCTCACAAGAGCATACGGCTACTGCTACCTGACAACAATCTAATTGCTGATGTGCTAGTTCTATATCTTTTGCAATCATTTCTCTAGCATCTGTGTACCCATCAAGGTATGACTCTTGCTTTAATATCCGTAATGTCTTTTCCATTTACTCGCAGTCCTCTTCATTTGTATCATCTGGATATGGAAGGCTTACCATAGAGCCACAACTTGCACACTCACCATCAAGAAAATAAAAACATATCTCTTTGTTCTCGTCAAATGCTACGAGTGCAATGAATACCTCACAGCCACAGACACAGGTGTTACCTAACTTCTGCCCCCGTAAATCCATAGACTTGCTATAGTCCGTAGGGTGTAGTAAATCTCTTATGTCCTTGTCACTCTGAGTCATCTGGCTTATCAATCTCTACTCTATCTTCTTCTATAGAAGGACGATAGCCACCAAGATTTCTAATTAAAGAACTAATAGCACGCTGTACTTTCTTTCGTGCTCCTTCTGGAGTGGAACCAATCTCCTGTGCAATTACATCCCACTCGCAGTTCTCCATTGAAAACCTAACTTTTAAAATTTTTTGTTTAGCCTCTGCTAACTGATAGTATGCTGATGCTATGTCTGACCTGAGAACTAGCCAGTTATTACCATCTGTTGTTTCACCTTTACCAAACTTAAAGTTAAGGTCTTTAATCTTAGATGGAATCTCATATGATTCAGAGATGATTGAAGGAAGGAATGCCTCTATAACTGTTGCGTCATAGTAGTAAAGGTCAAGGAACTCATAGCCAACCACCTTTGCTTTTTCTTTTTCACAGAAAGTAATCGCTGCATTTCTAAGCGACTTGGCTATAAGTTTATCTTTATCCTTTTGTTCAAGGTCTGACCACTCTTTGTATTTAGATGGATGGGTAACAAACCACATCCAAAGTATCTGAGATATATCCTGTGTCTCTACCATAGGGTATTTTTTATGGTACTCGGAAGCAATGTTAGTAACAACAGACTCATACTCAGTTATATAATCCATTTTATTCCTTGCTAGGAATGCCTTCCCACTGTCCGCGTTGTACTAATAGTCCGATTATTGCATAGTTAGCCAGGTCTACTAGGGTATCTTCTACTGTTTCGTAGTTGGGCGTGTCGCCCTTATCTACCAGATGATTTAGTCTGGCTAACTTGTCATGCATACGCACACGCAGCCCATTCATTGCCCCGCCTGGGGCATGGGCTATGTTTAGCGGACCATAGTCAGCGTGCTTCTTAAATAGAATTGTTAGTAATTCATCTGTTATTTGTTCTGCGTCTGTATTATTTTTCATTGAGGATTCCCTTAACTCCACTGTCGAACTCGTGCATTGCACTGGCTACTATAACTTCATCTAATATTTCTTTGGCATTACCTTGTGTTGTAGATAGAATTAATCCTGCAAGCATAGTCAGCATATCTGCTGCCACTTCTGGATTATCTAGAATCTTATCGTGCACATCTCTCATTGCATTTAACACATCTAATGCTGTGCCATCTGCAATAGGTAACCCTACAATTTTAGGATTGTTTTTGATGTACTCCCAGATATCACTGGATACATTTTCTGATTCGCTCATTTATAAACTCCGCTCCTTGTTCTAACACGATGCTATTTACATCGTGACCTTCTGGCATCTGAATAATGTTTACATTACCCAACTCTCTACTTACCTTCTTACCAAACTCTAAGCCTGGTGCATCACCATCTGCAAGGATAATTACTGTTTCAAAATCATCTAGTATCTTTGCATAGTATGGCTTCCAATTGTTAGCACCTGGAATGCCAACTGCTGGATGTCCTGTCTTAGCAACTACAGTCATACAATCTATCTCACCTTCGGTGACACAGATATAATCATTGGCTGTTAGTACTGCTTGTGCATTGTACATACTCGTCTTTGCACCTGGCATACCCATATACTTAGGGTCTTCTCCGTGCATACTACGGAATCTAATATCTACTATTCCAGATGGTGTTACATATGGAATTGCAAGTCTACCTCTGTATTGTTCATGACCTGGAAGAGCGTCCTTGACTACTCCGAGATGAAACGGTTGCACTTCTGCGACCGATAAGCCGCGTGTCATTAGATACTCCGTTGCCATGTGTATGTTTTTTGTATACTCTTGTGTTGCCTGTAGGAGAAATTGCCTCTGCGAATTGGACAGCCTCACGATAGTTACCTCCTTCCTTATACATAATTAAATCGTACACATCTCCACCTACTCCACAACCATGACACTTAAATCGCTGGTCATCAAAGTTAATACCAGCAGACGCATGTCCATCATCATGGAACGGGCACTTTATCTTGCGCCAGCCGTGCCCAACTGATGGCAGGCTGGCTCCCAAATACTCTAGGTAAGCAGCAATACTGTGCTTATCCATAGCAACAATCCTTGAATCTCTTGTTGTAATAATAAAAGGAGTTGCATTTCAATCCACATTCATTATCTCCTTTATTAGTTTGAGCCATACTGATGCAGGCATAGTGCAGTACCATTCATCTACATTTGATTTGCCTTTGCGTTTGTGTAGAACGGTACCTGTCCATGCACTGTCATTCTTCATTTCAACTTCTAGTTCTTTTACCCAAGCGCTGAGGTCTAAACGCACATGGTCTTTGACTTCAATTGTTACACCGTTGACTCCGCTGATATCACCTTTGTCTAACTGTGCACCTGCAATTCTGCGGTCTGCATACTGATAGCCGTTTGCTTTGAGCCACTTGACTACATCTGCTTCTGCTTTACTGCCTTTACGCTTGGCTGGATTACTCACATCATACCTTCCTGAGCATATCTAATTGGAACATCATCTAAGTACATAGAATCTGGATTAAATGAAAGACTAACATAGTTACTACCTGTTTGGTCTGCACGCCCGTATCTATTTTTAACTGGCGCCACACATAGGTATGTGTCATCGCCTTGTTTCATCTGTCCAATTGTCAATACCATTGCTGGTATCTGATTGACTAATCCCTGAATCGCTGACCGTGGCTGGCACGGAAAGCCTTCAAAGCCTTCTTTAGTATGGTGTAATACTAATACTGCTGCATTAGTATCTCGTGCTAAATACTTTAGTTCTTTCATGGCTGCACGCATACCTTGAAATTCCTCATGTCCATCCATTGCTATATCCATTAAGTTGTCTACAACAATAAGGGTTGGACTTCTACCCCATACAGTTTCAAAGGCTGAGACTTCATCATCTAAGTCTTTGAGTGTAGGTGTAGATTCGAATGACCAGAATAAATGATTATTTAATTGTAGTAATTCGTGTGCTTTATCTGGGTCACGCTTGAGCAATTGTTCTGCTGCTGTCTGTGTCATGTGACCAGACATTGCAACTAAACGCATTGCCATTGTGTGTGCATTTGTATCTGCACTGAAGTAAAGCGTTGGGTGTTTTGTTCTGGCTGCAATTGCTAAAGCAACTGATGACTTACCTGCACCTGGGGTGCCTGCAATAACTGTTACCTCTGCTCTGCGTAATATAATTCCAGCCCGTTCAAAAGCCGCAAAAGCGGGTGGCAATGGTTCGCCACCCACTTCTGCTTTACTAATTGAGCGTCTTAAAGTTTTCACTTAACCTGCTCTGGCACGAAGGTATTCCACTCCATGTCTTTCATTTGAATGTATTGGTTCTTACACTTATCGAATGCACCCTTTGGTGCTGGGCAGAAGTATCCCTTGTATGGTTTTCCATCCTTGCCCATTCCTTGAATGGCTGTCATCTTTCCATGAGGACAATTGCGTCCGCCAACTGTTGGTTGTGCATACTCTTGTGCAGGAATTGTTGTTCCCGTTTCGATTACAGTTCCACCAAGAGATGCAGCAACTGATTGTGTTGTTACTGCTGGTGCTGATGCGCCACGAATAGCGCGTTCTAGTTCTGTTGTTGCAGATACAATTGCATCTAATGCATTTGCAACTGTGTGGTCTAGTTCTGTTCCGTCTTCTGCACGGACTGTTACTAAACTACCTGCTGCTGTCTTAACTGTGATACTGATTGGTGCTTCTGAGTGTGACATATTTTTCCTATTCGAATGGAGTAGCAAGACCTTTCTGGTCTCGCCATTTTCTTACTTTCATTGCAAACTCTACACCCTTCCAACCTTCTTTGATATCTACAAAGACTAACTTGCAGTTACCTGCTGTTCCTGCTGGCAGATGTATGATGATTGCTTTTTCTTTATTGATATCGCCCCATGTTCCACGGGTTGCGGTATCAGGAAAATACGGCAACCCGTTGGCATAGATTGCCAACTGCATTGCAATATTATGAGGATGGTCTATTCGACCTGTCTTCAAATCTGCAATGAACCGTTCTCCCTTGTACTCAACAACTCTATCTGGAGTCCCTGCTATCTTATACTTGTCTAAGACAGAGAACTGTTCGATGAATAGTTTGCTGAGAACACTAGTTACTTGACCATATGCTTGGATGTCTGGCATATATTGTTCTGGTACTGGACCTAACTCTTGTCCTAAATCTAATCGTTCTGTAAATGCATGGATAGCAGTACCAATGTTGGCTGCTTTACTTGCACCTGCTACTTCCATTGCTTCTTCAATGTAACCATTGACTGCTAACTTATCGTCACCTGCTGCACTGATTGCTAATAATAAATCAGGGCGTGTTGTTAATCCCATTGCAGCCATTCGCATTTTCCATGCTACTAATGCAGAGGCATCATCAAGACTGTTGGCTATTGTTGTTGCACGTGTATATGCAACTGGTGTTTTACTTTTTGGTGGCACAACCATTGGTCTGCCGTATCTATCTCTATCAATACTTACTGCTGTCATAGCATTCCTGTCTCCTGTTAGTGAAGCAGGCTAAGAATAAGGAGACCACAAAATCCTAGCCTGCTTCAGTGTTAACAGTATAGCAGACCCCTCAATGTCTGCACTGTTAGTGCCCCGTGTTCGCAAGTAGCGGGGCAACCCACTTAGGTGACTGTATAAATAGAAATCCAGAAAGATTTATACAGTTGCGAGCCTCTCCGTCCCGAGAGAATTACTCCGCGATTATGTCACTTACCTCTACATCATCAACCCAGATTTCTCCGTCAACTGACTGGAGTTCTACATTGATATCATCACGAATCATATCTTCTACTTCGTCCTTGCTAGCAGCCTCAATGCCTGAGACATTGACATAGATACGCACTGTTGCAGACCAGGTACGCTTGAGTTCATCTGCTCCAATATCACGGAGCATGTCGTTGATTTCTTCAACAGATGTAGTAATTTCCTGGTCTCCAGGTGAGTACTGACTGTTAAAGAATTCATATACTTTGTTGCGTACATCAATTAACTTTCGTATAGATTCTGCTTGTTGCGTTTGTGCATGTGCACGGTCTTGAATAAAGCGTAGTACTTCTGTTTCTGTATATGTTATTGAATCATTTGATTCTGGGTTAGTTACTGTGATTGTATTCACTGTTGTTCGTCTCCTTCTGAATATAGCCATGCTTCTAGGTGGTGTCCTTTCACTATGGCGTGGGCTGGCGCGGAACTCTGCCCACGCCACTCAATACCATGTGGTAGTTGAATTAGTTTATCATACTCTTCTTCATCGTATGCATAGATGGCATCTATGCATGGTTGTACCATGCTAAGTGGTACTGGTGGGTAATGATTACTAGTTAGATGGATAGCCATCTGTTGTTGGATATTAATTGTTGCTTCAGTTAAATCTCTTGCCATGTTGTATCCCATCATGCACTCAACAATTCTAACGCACGCAATTTGATTCCATCATTGCGTCCTGCGATAGTAGCAATGGATGCATCACGAACTGAGTGGTGGTCAGCGTACTCAACTACTGCCTGCCATAATCCGAACTCAGTATTGCGTATGTTTTCTTGTGTTGGTGATTCAGTAAAGATAGACATTGCTTTATGACGAGCATTGTTTGCTCGTGCTCTTGCATTCTTTTCACCCTTACTGAGTAGTTCAATAGGTGAGTTCTCGATGTGTGCAGGTAGTGCCCACACTCTCTTGAAGTAAGCAATAGCCTTTGCTCTATCTGCTTCACGCTGTAAGTAATGGTTAGCCATATCGCTATACATCTCAACGCTTGTGTATGTCAGGTCAAGTAAGTTTTGCATCTCACTAATTGACAACTGAGCATTGGATGTATGACGCAAGGTATATGTGTGTGCTTTATTCTTAGCCCTGAAGATACGATTGATTTGATTACTGCACCATAGACGCTCAATGATAGGGCGTATGCTTACAGAACCAGAACCATCGTGACTTGTTTGTGCTAGCAAGAATGCTGCATGTGGGTCACCCATAATTTCCATCTCTCTTGGCAATGCCATAAGCATCCAGACTTTTGCACCGTTGTCGTACTCACCTGCTGCTGTGTACCGTGCTTCGCCTGAATCAATGAGCGTGTCAAGGGAACCAAAGACTTCCTGATTCTGAAAGACTTTGTAGTTCTTACCTACTACACCAATGACTTGGTTGTTGTTGTTATCTTTGTTGACTCGCAGTACTGCTCGTTTGTTTTCAATTGGATAGTAATCCGTTACTGTTTCGTATGGATTTACTTCGTTGCTAACATACGATTGCATCTCTGTTAACTGTACTGTCCAGTCTAAGCCCGCTTGTTGGATAACTTCGCGGGCACTGGTTGCCTCTACTGCTGTGCCTGCTTTAATCCAGGCTGATTTGTTTTTAGTTGTTGTCAT